AATGGTAATAGGTATCACCCGCCCAGATCCCGATTTTAGAAAGTTACAACGAAATTTAATTTTTTGATGTGGTCTTCTAAATTATCATTTCTCTTGTATCTTTCGCCACTAGATGTAGAGTAATTAGATGAAATTTTAATTTCTTTGACAATATTTAACTTTTTTTTATTGTGATAATAATTCCTCGCATATTCTTTTTTTTTCTCTTTATGTCGTTGATAAAACTTCTGATAATGTTTTTTATTGTAAACCATAATAAAAACATTTTTTTTTATTTTAAAAGTAATAAATTATTTTTTGAAACCTCTGAATAATTTTCAATGTAATATTCAAATGGAACTATTAAGATAGTTAATTGTTTTTGTTTTTTCCTATTCCCATAAAATACATAAGTATAACATACTAAGTCAAGGTATTTATTTATATTGTATTGTAAAAATTTATCTAAACGAAGATATATATCCATTTAATATATGGGTCAAAAACATATTGTAAAGTTAATATTTTTTATTTTGTCCTCATTTAATTTTCCATATTTCTTTTTCATATAATAGTTTCTTTTGTATCTTTTTTTTAACCAAGGATATTTTAAATAATAATTCTTTGAAAGTTCTTTTAACCTGTCTTTGTTTTTTATTCTATACTCTCTCATGTATTGTTTAATATTTTCTTTTTTTTTATTTCTCTCTTCATCAGTTAGATTTTTTATATATGATTTTACTTTATCCTTATTATTTTTATAATAATTTTTTTGGTATTGGAGTATTTTTTCTCTATTTTGAATATAATAATTTTTGTTATATTTGGAAATAGAATCATTCATATTTAATTAAATTAATAATACATTTCTTTATAAATTCTGTGACAAAATCTGGATAATATAGTTCATACATTTTTATAAGTTTGATTTTATCATCTTTATTAAAATATTTAATACTATTTCTATGTAGTCCAAAACACTTAATATTAGTATTTTTTAAAGTTTCTTCATATTTATTTAAAGTATTCCAATCAGTTAATGGATGATTCATAACACTACAATAATTTTTATTACATAGATAATATTTAGAGTTTGAATAAATTAAAAATGCTTGATATAGATAAAATTCTGTATATAGTGCTCTATTTAAAATAAAGAAGTCATAAAATGATTTGTTTTCTTTTTTTTCAATAAATTCATATAATTCAATAGTAATATTTTTATTCATTAAAAAAGGAGTTGTAGTTAATAATTTAGCATTACTTTTAACATCAAAATAATTTAAACTATTTCTACAAAATTTAATCATACTTCCTGCATCCCCAATAAATAATTTAGGACGATTATAATAGAAATAATCGTGGATATAAATATCTCTAATAAAGTGATTTTTTGTATCTAGCACTAAATAATAATCACTTTCTACAATTCTAGAAATTAATATTTTAATAATTTGTTGATTATACCAACTACTTTGTTTTTTACCAATTAAATTATTTCTATGAATTAATTTTACTTTCTCTCTTAAATAATCAGGCAACCAAGATATATATTCTTGTAAATCAATATTATCATCGTCGTTCCAAATAACATAAATATTATTTATTTCAAACTTTATAAATTTGTAGGAAAAAAACTGGATTTTTAAAAGATTCAGTTCAATATCATCTTTAAAAATTATCGTTACTAAATCCATTTATATTATTAAGATACTTTTGATGTTTTTTTGTTTTTATATGAGTAAATTTATGCTGATAGGTATATTTACCTCCACATTCACATATTATTTTTTCATTTAACTTATCTTTATTATCTTTATAATATTCCTTTATTCCGTCTTTATGATTTTCATAATATTCTTTTCGTTTTTCCTTTATTTTGTCTTTATGATTTTCATAATATTCCTTTTTTTTGTCTTTATTATCTTCATAATATTCTTTCTGTTTTTCTTTTATTTTGTCCTTAATATTTTCATAATATTCTTTTATTTTGTCTTTGTTGTTTTCATAATATTTTTTGATTCTGTCTTTATTATTTTCATAATATTCTTTTTTTTTGTCACTAATTTTGTCTTTATTATTATCACGATATTCTTTCATTTTTTCTTTTATTTTGTCTTTATTTTTTTCATTATATTCTTTTATTTTCCTTGTAGGTATACATTTATTTACACATTCAATAGATTCAATATAATATCTTTCTCTAGCATGTAATTCATCTTTACTTTCACATGGAAAATTTTCTAATAAAATTATATTATAGTCATTATTTTCTAGCACCTTAAATGATGTTATAAAGTTATGTTTACCATTTTTATATCTTTTAAATAAACAAACATGATTAGTTAATCTTTGACATAATAATTTTTTAGTAGTAGAACCAATATATATTAAACCAGTCTTATTACAAACTATTTTATATATTTTTCCATTGTCATAATTTACCATATATTAATGTTAATTGTTATTTCTTTAAATATGAAAATATATTATTCATCAATAGAATCTTCATTGCGATTTTTAAAATAATGTTGAAGCTGTTTAATTAAATTAATTTTATTATTGTTCAATACTACTAAACCATAACTATTCTTTTTTATATCTGTTAATGGATTATATTCATTTTTTAACAATATATCATTTCTCTCACTATATCTTCTGTTTTTTCTTGAACCATGCCAAAAATGACAAATACTCATTTCTACATATCCTAATTTATAATGAAATGGTTTAATATTTTCTTGCCATTGTAAAAGTAGTCTTTTATAATCCTCATTCATTCCAGTGAAAAAAGTTTTTTCAACTTTATTACAACAAGCATTAACCATCACATAATCTGCCGAACCACATATGCAAAAATCTATTAATCCTCCTGAAGCATCATAAAAATCTCTTCTAATCGAATAAGCAAATCCTGGATGATAATATTTATTAAGATATTTGTCATTTTTTACCTTTTGAATAAATATATCTGACTCTTGGTCATATTGAAAACCATATGAGGTGTATGATTCTATTATTCTATTATTATTCGAAAGAAAAGCACAACTTATCCACATTTGAACTATGGGATGATGTGAAAGAGCATATATTGTTTTTTCAATTAATTTTTTATCATCATCCAAAAACATTATATCGCAGTCTATCCAAGCTACATATTTCCAATTAGGATTAATATTTAAAGTCAAATAACGTATACCAATATTAATTAAGTTTTCTTTTACCCATAATTCTGAGTCAGAATGAACATAAATAATTTTGTGTCTATTATCATCTAAATTAAGTGACGAAAGAGTATGAGATTTATGATTATTGAAAATCATTTCAACAGTTAGGATAAAGATATTTTCATAATCTTTTAATAATCTTTTTACAAAATTTGTGTATAAATAAAATCTTCTTTTATATTGTCTTGGATTACAAAGAGGAAGAATTATATAAAGCATTTCATTCATATATTATAAACTAAGATATATTAATATGTTTGAATTTGTATTAGGATGTGTCCTTATTTTAAGTTTAATAATTCGGTTTATTCTGCTAGATGAAATAATCCAAATTGAACAATATAACACAGATGATATTGTTACTTCGTATCTTTATGACACATATTAAACTTTTGAATTTCCACTACCTGTGTTATCTTCATTTATGTTATGATTTATCTCACATTCACGTTCTTCTAGTTCATTTTTTGTATCTCTTATACATTGCATACATCCAAAACAACAACTAATATTGGAACATTTACTTTTAAAAAAGTATCTAACCATTAAACCAAAGAAAGCTATTATAAGAGATGATAAACTTAATAAAAATACCGAATCATTTAAAACACTCATTATAATATATGCCTTATAATAAAATAAGTTATGATTCTATACCACATGAATGGGTAATATATATTATCAAAATAAAAGATAAAGATATATATAAAATTGGTAGGAGTTCAAAAATAAAATATAGAATTAGAAATTTACGTGTTTCTATTTATGAAGATTTTGAATTTGATGTTATAAAAATGTGCTGTCGTGAGTCTTCTATAAAAAAAGAAAGATATATAAAAGAAAAATTACAAGAATTCAGAATAAATAAATCCGAATGGTTTAAATGTAATAGTGATGTTATTGAGTCTCTAAAGCAGAAGATTATTACGGACTACTGAAATAGTTCTACACGGATCCAAACGTTGACAGTTGTGCCATTAATGCCTGTCACAGAAATGCTCGATCCAGAAAAGTTGATTGCTGGAACGGTACCGAAACCTATACCCCCTCCACCCGTGCTCCAAAATGGACTCGTAGGAAAATATACATTTTGACCCCATGAACTGTTATTGGTAGTTGTAGTATATGCAACAACAGTGTAGAAACCATAATTGTTGGCATTGTTAGAGTTCCCAGAAATCGTAGTGACAGGAATTGATACGGCAGTGCCAGAATTTGTAATAGATGTCTGATAATATACGAGTCTGTTTACAATATTGCTTGCATTAAAACCTCCTGTTCGGTAATGAGTTATTCCCACAAGACCTGAACCACTATTTACCTGTAATGTGCCACCTCCAATTACCAAGCCACCATTTGCTGAAATAAGACCAGTTGTAGTTTCACTTCCTGTATTTGTGAGTCCATTTGTTGAAGTTGAACCAGTTGTTGAAATATTTTTTGATGTACTAAGTACACTGTTAGTCAAGCTTAATAATAGATTAGGTGTTCCAACTGTAGGAACTGTTTGATATATGTAAAAATTAAAACCTCCTGCCCCAGATTGAGGATAGCTATAAAAATCTAACTCACCTAAACCTCCTTGATAATTCCATCCAAACCCACCACCTGCTTGATTCGTTAAAGGTGCCGATGGTGTTCCACTTCCTAAAACTAATGTATTAAGCGTTGTATTTCCACTAACTGATAAATTTCCTGAGTCATTTTCTCCTGTGCAACTTAGTATAGTGCAACTCAATGTTCCTGTATCTGTAATACCTGAACAACTTAGTGTAGTGCAACTCAATGGTCCTGTATCTGTAATACCTGAACAACTTAGTGTAGTGCAACTCAATGTCCCTGTATCTGTAATACCTGAACAACTTAATGCTCCAGTGTCTATAATAGAAGTGCAAGTTAGTGCTTGACATGATAATGAAGATGTATCAGTTACACCAGCACAAGAAATAGAACTATTACAAGTTAATGGTTGAGTAAATGTAATATTTCCAGTAACAGTATCTCCTGCTTTTTGAATAAATAATTTTTCGGCAGTATCAAGTGTAAGAGATGAATCATTTACAGAACTAAAGTCTGAAGGATTAAATATTGTGTTATTATTTGGTGGTGGAATATAAGATGCCATTTATTATATAAAATAAATAAAATTTTCTTTGAAATAATAAATGAATAATGTTATAAATTTTTATACTAAAATTCCTCGCGACAATAAAAAAGATAAATATGAATCTCCTATTGGATTAAATCCTCCTTTTCGTTTATTAATAGTGGGAAGCTCTGGCTCAGGAAAAACAAACACACTTTGTAATATTATTTACATGATGCCAAATTATTGGTGTAGTATCAGTGTTATTACTAAAAATGCAGATGAACCATTGTATCAGTTTTTAAAAAAGAAATTAGGAGAATCTATATCTTTATATGAAGGTTTAGAAGAAATGCCTGACTTAGATTCTTTTGATAAAAAATATCCTCATTTAGTTGTATTCGATGATATGGTATTAGAAAAAAATCAAGATAAAATAACTGAGTATTTTGTAAGAGCAAGAAAACTAAATATTTCAACAGTATATATTAGTCAATCATATTATAGAGTTCCTAAAACTATTAGAGCAAATATAAATTATTTAATTTTGAAAAAGATTAGTAGTAATCGTGATTTAAGTATGATATTATCAGACTCTAGTTTAGGTGTAACAAGAAAACAACTTCTAAGTATTTATAAATTTGCTACTTCGTCTAAATTTGATTTTTTATTGATTGATATAGATGCAGATGAAAATGAAAAGTTTAGAAAAAATTTCAATGAAATAATATCTATTAAATAATAAATGACAAGTGTAAGAGAATTAACAATATTAAAACAATTAAATGATTTATCAAAGGAAGCATTACAAAATGTAAAACCTCTTGATCGTCCTATTGAAAATCCAGTAAACAAGTTAATAACAAGACTTCAAACAAGAAATGAAATTATAGGATATGATCCAGAAGTTTTATTATTAAAAGCACCTCCAGAAGTTCCAGACGCACGAAATGAAAACTTTTTAGAGGTAGGAATAACACCACGTCAAAGAAGTCGTAGATTAATTCGATATACAAAAAGAATATTAAATAGCGGATTACCTTTTCAAAAATATCCAAATGAAACGAATGAAGATTTTTATAACAGATTACAACAAATATATAATAATTTACCCCAACAAGCAAGTATAGATGAACAACGAGTAAGAGGTGATTTAATTAAATTAAAAAATCATTTATCTGAAATAATGAATACTGAAGATATAGAACGAGTCGTGAATACTGATATTATTCGTAATCACCCTGAAAATATTTTGATCGTAAATAATACATGGAATTCATTTTTATCTCAACTTAAAAAAAGATTTGAAACAGTTGATGTGGATGGATTTTTAAACTTTTTAGAAAGTTATATTGATGCTTACAACAAAAATAAAGGAATTGAAACACCTATTGTTAATGTTCAAATACCTGATGAAGAAACAAAGGACGAAATTGTTTATGTTGAAGATGGAAATCAATTTATATTTAAACAAATTGAAAAAAGAGGAAATGTTGAATTTTCAGTTCAACTCACTGATAATACAGGTGTTGAACATCAATCTAAATATCTTTCTACAAGAAACACAATTAATTCTGTAAATTATAGAACATTATTTGCTCCAACACCTCAAATTATGGCATTTTATGGAAATGGAAATAAAGCACACGTTATTCAAAAAACTTTAGAATTATTTAATACTGGTCATCCTGCTACTATTGTTAATCCACTTACGCCTGTTGATTTACCTGCTCCTATTGGTGGTATAGGATTATCAAAAAGTGCTAAAAAGAATCTTCATCATAAAATATTACTTGGTGAAATAAAAGCTGGTAATAATAACATTAGATTACGAAAAAAATCTCATCATAAATAAATGATTGTTTTATTATTAACATCTGCAAATGTTGTATCAGGAACAAATAATAGTGTGTATAGATTATATTTTTCAGGTAATAGTGTAAAATTCTATAAAGGAGATCAAATAGCATTACAAAATATTATTATTCCATATAGTTGGTTTAATATAAATTCAAGTTTATATAATAATAATACATTTTCATATACATGGTTTAATGGAGTTACATATACTGTTACACTTGCTAATTCATATTTATCAGTTAGTGATATAAATTCTGCTTTACAATATGCTTTTATTTCAAATGGACATTATCTCGTTAATAGTAGTGGTCAAAATGTTTATTATGGGCAATTAATTTACAATACATCACAATATGCTGTTCAGTGGAATTCATATCCTATTCCATCAACATTACCAAGTGGTTGGACAAATCCTGCCTCACTTACATTACCTTCAAATTCATCGGTGCCATCTACTCCAATATTAAATATTTCATCAACTAATAATTTTGGCACAATAATAGGATTTTCTGCTGGTTCATATCCATCGGTTGCACAAACTACAAATTATTCAGTAATATCTACTTTAACTCCTGTTGGATCTCCTGTAAATACAGTTATAATGTATTGTAATTTAGTGCGAAATCCATTTTCAACACCTCAAAATTTATTGTATTCATTTACACCTAATACGTCTTTTGGTGAAAATATCTCAATATCTCCGCCTCAATTTGCGTACGTGGATATTATTGAAGGAACATATAGTTATGTAGAAATTAGATTTACTGATCAGAATTTAAACACTTTACAGATTAACGATAATAATTTATCAATTCAGTTGATTATTGATAGAAAAAATTCATTAAGCACTGAAACAAAATAGTAAGGGCAAAAATAAAATCTTCCTATTAATAATAATGCCAAGAACTATTTTAATGTCTGCTAGAAAAACTATTCATACTCATTCTAACTATTTATCAAATGGTCATAAAATCAGAAAACATCACATGAAAGGAGGGGATATTTTATTAAAACAATTACTACCTATTGCAAGTCTTCGCACAAAGTCAGTCAACAAAATGGTAAAATCAAAAGGAGGAGCGATTATGAAAGAATCTAATCCAATGAAACAATTATATCATATGACAGGCAAAATACAACCAAAACCAATTAAATTAATGTTGTGATTTTTTTTTCTAAGTATATTTATATATGGGAGATCAATACACTTACGAAGAATCTTTTAAAGGTGACTCATATTTTACAGAAACATATAAAGATAAACAATATATCTATATCCAAGATTCAAATGGAGGAACATATAGTGGTAATCAGGTAATTTTTGATTTAAGTCAGTTCTTCAATGCAGGTAAGTTCGTAAATTCGCAGGAAGGATTTATAGTTTTACCAATTATTTTATCATTAACAACAGTTGGTGGAAACGGAATAGCTGCTGGAGGATGTGATCTTGCTATGTGTGTAAAAAGTGGATATTGGAATTTTATTCAATCTATTCAAGTCAATTATAGAAATCAAGATGTAGTTCAACTTACACCAAATATCAATTATTATGTCAATTACCGAACACATACAAATTTTGGGTGGAATGATATTATTAATAATGGCTCAACAATTGGTTATTACCCAGATAGTGAATTAAGTTATACATATTCCGCTGCAGCTTCAGCAGCAGGACAAGGACTTTTAAATAACAATTTTCAACCAGTTCAAGGAGCAGTATTAGCAGCAGCTATTAATTCATATGCAGGAAGAACACTTTACAATTATGGTGCATATCAACGCTTACTCACAACCAACAGAGTATTAGGTGCTGGAGATGGATCAGCAACTTTCAGAAACACAGCATCACTATCAAACGAATTTATAAATTATCAAGCAGTAAGCAATGTAGGTGGAGGAGCAGGGAATGCAGCAACTGATTATAATGCAATATATATAAGTGCCATAATAAGATTAAAAGACATTTCTGAATTCTTTGAAAGAATGCCTATGGTCCGAGGATTTTATGGTAGATTAATCATTAACTTAAATCTAGGAAATATGAGTATTACAAAAGTTGCAGGTGCAGCAGGAAACTTTAGTATAACTGCAAATAGTAATACATTTACTAATACATGTCCATTTATGTTAGGGGTTTCAGGTATTCAAACCAAACCAACAGATGCAACTACAACAATCAACGTCGCAGCATCACTTGCAAGAGTTACATGGGCAACACAAACAGCTTATAATATTCCTAATCATCCAATTACACAATGTAGGTTATATTGTCCTATTATTGAACTACAACCAGAATATGCTCTTTCTTACATTGAAGCAAATAGAAATAAATTAGTTGAATATACAGATGTATATGCTACATCATTTTTAGGTGTAACAGCTGCCAATAGTTTTAATTACCTTGTAACACCTAGTATTAGTGAAGCAAAAACACTTATTATTATTCCATTTTTGGCATCAACATATCTTGCTGCTGTTGGTAGTCCAACAATTTCACCATTCACCACAGAACCAGCAACAACTAGTCCATTAATGAGTATAACAAATCTAAATGTTCAAATGGCTGGCGTGAATATTTCGCAAGTGTCATACCAGTACACATATGAGACTTTTATACAACAATTAAGAGGCATAAATGCTATTAATGGTGGTTTGATGGATGGATTATCAAGTGGTATTATATCTAAAAGTATGTTTGAAAACAATTACAGATTTTATGTATTTGATTTATCAAGAGTTTCAAAAGATGACAAAAATCCTAAATCTATTAATATTATAGGAACAAATAATACATCTGTTGCAATGGATCTATATGTATTTGTTGAATACAAAAAATCCCTAAACATAAATGTCGAAACAGGAGAAGTCAACAGCAATTAAAAAAGCAAAAATGTTATACTTTTTTATCTTTTCTATAGTATATCAGAATGGAACATCACGTGAAACATCATATGAGTCTTACTGAAAGACAAAGGAAAAGACTAGCAAAGGGATATATTGTTCAAATAAAACCAGAACAACTTTATAAAGGCACACACGAAATTCATTTAACTAGTGAACAAGCCAAAAAAGTAAGAAACGCCATAAAACATGGGAAAGGAATGAGACTTCAATTTGATTCACAACAACAACATATTCATGGAGGAAAAATTCATTGGGGCAAAATAGCAAAAAGTATATATCATGTAGCAAAACCATTCATTCGTCCTGTTTTAAATACTGGTGTAGATGCTTTAGCAACCATGACAGGAAATCCAGAATTAGCACCTTTAGGAAATGCTCTAGTAAATAAAATTGGCGATCAAACTGGTGCTTATGGTATTACTTCTCATTTTAGAAAAGGTATCAAAATGGCACATAACATTTTAAAACCTCATGTTAAAGAAATCAAGAAATCTGTCATTAATCATTCTAAAAACCTAGCACATTCCGCTATTGAAAAATTAGCACCTGAGCAGCACAAAGATTTAGCACATCAAATAATAGATCATGCTGCTGATCATATACAAGGCGGAGCATTAAAACATTTCTTTAAAAAACTTCATAACATGGCAAAACCACACATAAAAGGTGTCATACATTCCGCTGTAGAAAAATTAGCACCTGAACAACATAGAGAATTAGCTCATAATATAGTAAATCATATAGGAGAACACACAGGAGCATATGGTTTAAAAACTTTTGTTAAAAAACTTAATACCATGCATCAAAAAATGTTTGGAGGTGCCTTGTTTCCGGCTGGATTTAAAATGTAAAGTATACTATGATACTTCGTAACAAATTAGGATTTACAACTAATACACAACTTACAACATATTGTAAAAAATTAAAAATCAATTTAATAGGAGTGTTTAATAAAGATGAATTACCAAATAATCAAATGAATGGCTTTTATATTGTTAATATGCAATCGCATAAAGATTTTAAACCTAATATTATTAATGGCACTCATTGGGTTTGTTTTAATTTGGATGATGATAATTTATATTATTTTGATCCATTTGGTGTAATATATCCAAAAGAAATAAGAACATTTTCACAAAATAGAAATATTCACTATAATACTAAACAAATTGAACCATTGGATAGTGAATCATGTGGATATTATTGTTTACTTTTTGGATATGTTACTTCTAATTCAACAAACAAATTAATGGCAATGAAACAATTCAATAAAATATTTAAACCATATGGAAATTTACAAAATGAATTAGTTTTGAAACAAATAATGTTTTCCTTATTAAAATGAATGACAATAGACAAATAAAAGAAAAATTAGAAAAAATTGACAAAGTAAGTAATATTAAAAAAGTTTTGAAAAATATGAAAAAATATAAAATAGAAAGTAATCTGTTTATATCACCTAGAAAAAATGCCAAGTTTTATGTTATCGACCCTAGTACCAATAAAAAGATCCATTTTGGAAATATAAATTACCAAGATTACACATTTACAGGGGATAAAGAGAAATTGAGAAAGTTCAAAATTAGAAATCATAAATGGGAAACTGCTCCTAAATATACATCAAGATATTTAAGTTATTTTTTATTATGGTCTTAAAGAAATGATAATTTATGATATTAAATGATAAATTATCAAAATGGAAAAATATATAAAATAGTTTGTAATAAAACTGGTTTAATATATATTGGTTCTACTACTAAAAGATTATTATGTCAAAGACTAACAGCACATAAAGCAGATTATAACAGATATAAAAAAAGGAAACATCATTATATGACTTCATTTAAGATTTTAGAAAATAATGACTATAATATTATTTTATTAGAAGAATTTCCATGTGAAAGTAAAGACCAATTACACGCAAGAGAGAGATATTATATAGAATCTATTGAATGTGTAAATAAATTTATACCTACAAGAACAAATAAAGAATATCGTGAAGATAATAAAGACAAAATAAAAGAATATTATGAAAATAATAAAGACAAAATCAAAGAGCATAGAAAAATATATGTTGAAAATAATAAAGACAAAATTAGTGACAATAAAAAAGAATATTATAAAAATCATAAAGAACAAAAAAATAAAAAAATAGAGTGTGAATGTGGAGGTAAATATACCCATCAGCATAAGTCTACTCATATAAAATCTAAAAAACATCAAAAGTATCTTAATAATATAAATGAAATCAAAGTCAAATTTAGTAATAACTGTTAAAGAGAATCATTTAAAGAAACTAGCGACACAAACGAAAAAAATTAAAAAACAATTGTATAAAGCACCATACGAATCCATGGAAGAATATTTAGAAAAACATAAAATAAATTTTACGATACATTTCAATTGATTTAAAGATTAAATAATATCTAGATTTAATTAAATGGAAACTTTAATAATTAAAAAACGAGGTAGACCGCGAAAATACGAAACTTCTGATATGGCAAAACAAGCTGAGAGGGAGTATAATAAAAAATACTATCAACAGCATAAAAAAGAGATGATACAAAGCATATCTGAATCAAGAGCAAAAAGAAAAGATGAAATTAGGGAGTATAAAAGACAATATTACCAACAACATAAACAAGAGATGATTCGAAGCATAATTGAATCAAGAGCAAAGAGACATCATGATATTGAGGAGTATAAAAAACAATATTATCCTAAAGATTTAAAATTTAAAAATATTAGTTCAGAAGACAATATTATCATAAACTTCTGAACCTCGCGGCTAGAGATTTAGTATTTCTTTTTTCTTTCTTATTCTGGGTTGATTAATAATATTTTCTTCTTTTATGTCTTCACGTCTGAAAATTTGATGACGTCTCTTTTCTTTCACAATTTTATTATGTTCATCTTCTAATTCTGGTTCAGTAATATTTGATTGGTCGATTAATAATATATCATTATAATGGTATGACTTGCCGTTATTTAAAATATATTCTCCATTCTGCTTATCATTAATAGTATAAACTCTTTTACTCCAATTTGGTAAATAAGAATGTTTGTATGCTGTTTTATTTAGTATTCTTACTTTATCACCAATATTATATAAATTCTTATACTTTACTGGTAAAGCATTTAATTGAATATTTTCATGTGCTTTAGTCCAATTTTTTAATGCTTCTAAAGGTTTCATTTTAATACTCCGATGAAAACGATTATTATAATTTGTTATCATTCGTGAGAGTAACTCTTTACCCCAAGTTTTATATCCGAATTCTTCCATATGCATGTATAACATCCTTTTTATAGTCTGATTAAATCTTTCTACGAAAGGAGCGTGTCTTGTTGTGTATATCATTTTTATATTATTAACTGTCGCCCAATGTTTAAATTCCTTGCTGTTGAATTCACCCCCTGAATCACAATATATTTGTTGGGGTTTTCCCATATATGATATGATTTCTTTCATTGATTCTAGCGTTTCTTTTGAAGTCTTATTTTTTAAGATGCGTGCGTCTGCTATCTTTGTTCCTACATCGATTACACATAATACATAGTCGTCATTCTTTTTATATTGATTTGGCATATACATTATGTCTGCTTGATATTCCTCACGAGGATTGGTTGCTATATATGAATTTTGATATTTTTTAGGTGGTTTATATAATTGTTTTATTGTATCCATTAAAAGAGTTTGATATATTTTATTCACCTACTATATTGTCAGTATTGTATTGATTTAGAGTATTATGCTTTTTAATATAATAACCCTCAATACTTAATAAATCGTCTTGACTATCTACCATCAAACAATTTAATATTTTAAACTCAAAAGCATCAACACCAAAGCTTCTAAGTGCTTTATGAAATTTGTCATTTTCTTTGCTTTTTTCATGTTGTCTCCTTCTCTGTTCTACATTTATAGTGCTTCCAATATATGACATCCTTGATATTCTATGTGTATACATATAGATGTATCCTTTAATATTATTACCAGATATCCTTTGTATTAGGTTGATATATTCTAATTTTGTTGATCTGCTTAATGCCGTATACAACATACTAGGACACATCCTGTTAAATCCATAAATTGTAAATTCAAAGTCTATTGTCATACCTTGTGCTTTATGAACTGTGCAAGCATAAAACACCTTAAAATTTTCTTTTAAAGTTTTCCTATCTATTTTTACCTCATTACGCTCATTTTTAATTGTTATTTTTTCTGGATTAATTCCTGTGACTATAAAGTCTTCATTATTTACATACACATCATTAGTCACTTTTGATATTATTGGTAATCCTACAAATAAAAACATATCTTTAGATAACTTTTCATATTCTCCCACTTGTTTTGCTTTTTCAGTCATCACTTTTAGATTATGTCTATCAACTTCTTTATTAGTATGAGCAATAGCAAAATCACATTCTTTTGATCCAAATAATTTAAAATTTACCTGCTGTCCTAATCTTGCTTTTTCTAACTGCTCATAAAATATTCTACTTTGTGGATCTTTTATTATTCTGTAGTTAATTTTTAATTCCATACATTGACCATCAAATATATAAGATAATAATTTACTCGTTCTATATTTTTTATAATAGTCTTCTTCACCTACAGGTGCTAGTTGGTAGAAATCGCCGAATCCTATAAATGTAAATCCGTATCGTTTTTTAATAACTGCCAATAACCCCCAAATACTAGCAGGTATCATACTTATTTCATCTATAAATATATATTGTGTTCCTTGATTCTTAAGTTGCATTATTTGTCCGTGTGATATTGTTAAAAGAAATGGATCTATTCCAAATAATCTATGAATTGTATGACCATCCACATGTATAGCAGCTTTATGTGTTGGTGCACATACTACAAATTTTATTGTATCACTTATGTATTCTTTTACCTTATTACACAAATAAGATTTTCCAGTTCCTGCTCCTCCTGTTATCATACATCCTTTACCGCTTAACCATTGTTCTTTAGTTGTAAAATCTACCTCTTTCCATTCAAATAGTTTAGGCGTGTAATGTTCTGTTCTTACATATGGTCTCTTAATCTCTTGAATCTTATTTTTTGGTAGCTCTTCTTTTCTAATTCCTCCGATTTGTTGAATGTGTCCATTTGTTTCTAAAATATTTCCACCTTCAAAATATAAAGCATCTGTCCATATTCCTAAAAGATGTTTTAGTCCAACTTGCTTAGCAATTCTATAATTTTTCAGTATGCTTAGGTCATATATTTTTCTATATATTGGTAGGTTAGTATATGTGTAAGGCAATTTTTTTTCTAAAATAGTATGAAAACATACCACATTTTCAGTTTCATTATGAACGACATTTATTTTTGTATCTTTAAAACTTGTTTGTATCCCATATTTACAAAGCTCATTAAAATTATTGGTAAATCCATGATGTTGTATTTTTGTTTCTACTTTTCTTAATAATCCTGTAAATCCGTTGATTGCTAGTTTAGCACCTTCACCAAATTTTTCAAATACATCATCTATAAACTTTTTAAAATGACTACCACCAATAACATTATTTGTAGTAAATTGATACTTAATATTTGATAGTGTTATAAGTTTATCATTTAGACATTCTTTAACAAGTTCGTCACTATACCAACCATTCCCTCGTAGTGGGAATGATTGTGCTGTTTCAATATAATAAAAACCTGTTTTAATATTACCATCAAAATCATCCATCTCATCCATTGGATTATAAACAGGCCAACCCATGTCACACTGATAAAGACAACTTGCATAATGTTTACATTGATCATATCCATGCACATTTTCCCAGTTTTTAGGCATCTTCCAAAATTCATTTAATGCTGTGTTAAGATTATTATTTATAATATCCCATCCATCAACTCCTAATTGAGAATCAGGATGACCATAATTTCTTTTATAATATTCTAATCCTAATGTATGGAGTTGTAACACATGGGGATTATATGGTAGTTCATTTTCTTTAAGTTCGGCATTTAACTTATCACATATTTTATACACTAGGGGGAAATCTGGATTATACTTTATTACCATTGAATATGATGGTGCGGTGTATTTGAAAGAAATAATATCGCCATGAGTTCCAATTTTTAGATATTTATTGTCGTCATGAATTCTGCCCTGTTTTATTTCATCATAAAAAAACTTAGTTAAAGGGTTTTCCTTTGATGTAATATATATTGTTTTGTCTTTATATGCCTGTATATCATCTGGTAACTTGTCTAAACTTTCAAATGAATTGTTTTCATAATTCTTTAGTAGTTTTTGTTTAATTTCTTCATATTTTTCTTTCTTCTTAATAGTTTTGTTGCATTTTGCCCCTAGTTTTTCATTTAATTTATAACTGCTTTTCATGATATATTCTCTGAATTCATGATCATCAATCACATACAAATGATTATTAGAACAACAATACACAAAAGATTTTATATTTTTATGTCTGTTATTTCCTATTTCATTAAGGTTATGTAAAAATGTATTCTTCATAAAATCTATTGCGTACATTGGTACCCTATAAAAAGTGCATACTGCCTTTACTTGTAATGAGTTGTATCCTTTATATAATCTATCATCTTCTTTCGTGTTTGTTTCATATAATAATCCGTCATCGAGACCATCAGAAGGATTATAACTTTTTTCATTTAGTAAGTCTAATATTTTTTCTAGAGTTGCTTTCTTAATTCGTTTATTTGGATCGGTTTCTTTGGGATTGTTAAGATGGTTCAATAGAGCACGTGGTACGCAGTCACCTTCAATTATACCATCATGAATAATATTTGAACCTAGATAAGATAATGGAACAACACTAGCACCATACATAGGAATATTTTCTATGTTTTCAACTTTTATTCGGTTAATATACAACCTCAACAATTTAACATAATGAACAGTAAAATTACTATCTTCGAATTTTTCTCTTATTTTTTTAGCTGCATTGTAACAATATAATTTTTTTTTGTTCTCTAATTGAGATGCCTTACAATTTATTACTTTTGTTTCTCCCAATTCCTCACTTGTGTAGTTATCAATTGATGTAATATTTCCAAATTGATCTTTTGTTACTTTCGTAATGTTTACTTCCCAAACACTGAAAAATGTAAATTGCTCTATTTCTTCTGCTGGGTCATCTTTCAATATGTTTCCATATTCATTAATCTGATAATGTTGGTCTATATATCTTTTTCTAAGTGTCCCATTTGGTTTTAACACTGCTGTTCTTTTTAAAAATCTATCAGTGTCTATATTATATATCTTATCTTCTATTGGGTTAGTTATTCTACCCTCAGAGTTTCGTAAATCAGTTTTGATATACTTAATATATGCTCTGGTGTATTTTCCTTTGTTTCTTATTTTTTTTTTCTTATTATCAAAGTCCAAAAACTTATTCGGATCTAGAGTTAATAAGTTTTCATCAAGATTATTATCATCTGGTAAACTGACTGAAGGTACTGCTACTTCAACTCCATAATCTAGATCATTTGAATTCATATTATATATATATTAGAAAATATTTATTTCTTTAAATCTAAACGAATTTAAAGAAAAATCTAGAGTTCTTAAAAATCTAGAGTTTTTTGAAAATCTAGAGTTTTTGAAAATCTAGAGTAAACCACTTGAAAGGTGCGTTTCGGGATCTGGGCGGGTGATACCCGTTACCATTCGAATCAAAAGAATTAGCCGAGTGTCTCCGTACAGCTAGGGCAGTTATGTTTTTTTCCTATGGGGGTGAGTGGGGGGAGTGTGTTTGTGTGGCCGTGTGTTGGGTGTTGCGTTTTACCCTAGAGAGAGGGTCATTTTTGGTCTAATGTAAGGGTCCCCCCTTTACTTTTGGGGTTTTTTGTTTGGTCGTGTTTTGGTAGTTGTGTTTTTGGCGGAATCGGGATGTCATATATATATATTTGTGTGGTCGTGTGTGGGGTGTTATGTTTTATCCTAGTAGAAGGGGCATTTTTTGGTCCAAGGTAAGGGTCCCCCTTTACTTTTGGGGGGGGTGGTCTTGCTCGTGCTTAGGTAGTTGTTTTTTTTCCATTTTCGGGATGCTATATTCG